CGCCAGCAATATGGCCTTTTCTAGTGACATTACCAGAGCCTAGCTCTTTTAGATGTGGATCATTAGTCTCTAAATCTATTGCTATTTCTTTTGCACCCTTAAGATTTTTTAATTCTTCTGGCATTACCCACTCTGTTTCTGGAGTGAACAAAGGTATTTGTGTATTTCTCATTCGTAATCCCTTTCGATTATCATATCAATATAGTGCTTAGCTTTTAGAAGGTCTTCTCTTCCACCTTTTTTAGATGCTCTCACTATATATTTTATAGCGTTGCCCTCCGCAAAAAGCAACCTGTTTTTATTTATAAACTCTGCTGGCTGAATGATAAAATCTTGATAATGTTTTCCTCCAACCTGCTTTAACAAAGATTTTAAATCTCCTAATTTAGCATCCTTATTTATTACTCCTGATTCGAAAAGTTTTTTATATTTTTTTTTCATAGTATATAAGCTCGATCAAAATCTCTTGGATCCAAGACGTGTAATTCACGCTTCGCGCGCGTCGCNCCNGTGTAGAATAATCTATGTAATTCATCCGGGTCGTGACTAAACGTTTCNAGCGCTGCATTAGTTATNTCTTGCATCAATAAAACTTTGTCGGCTTCTCCTCCTTTTGCTCCGTGTATTGTTGACATTATAATACGAGGATTTTTNTTTATCATCTCACCATTCGCCCTCATATTACGAATGTAATTCTCTGTGATATTGTCTAAACCTTCAAAGGCATCGTACCAAACTTTATCAGTAAGTAATCCGTGTTCAGCTCTACAATCTTTCATTAAATATTTTTGATCGGTGTGTAACGTTTTAGCTTTTCTAAAACCTTCTAATACGTTTGATCCTAAATATTCATATATGTTTTTTATCTCTAGATAATTTAATGAAGCATTAGTACGCCAAGCTTCCCAATTGTTTAATGCTAACAACAGTTTAAGTGGTATAGAGTTACGTCCTTTGTATTGATAATACCAGCCACGTAGTTCACATACTTCTTTAACCTGATCTAAAAAATGATTTGCTGATGATAACACCAACCAATTACCTTCACTCATATCTACTTGTGTAATATCAGAATATCTTTTTAAGATTCCTTCTTCAGCTCTAGGTTTATAATTTTTGTCGAATCTATTTTGTACTTGATTAATTATTTTTTGTGATAGTTCGTGTATAGGTCCTCCAGGAATACGATAGGATTGATCTAATGTTTGTATATCATCCACTTCTTCTTTTAATGCTATGAAGTGATCCACATCAGCACCAGCCCATTTAAAGATAGCTTGATCATCATCGCCTGCGATGTAAGTCTTGCCAGCTCTTGCCCAAATCTTTCTTACCATTTCCCATTGTAATAAAGATAAGTCTTGAGCTTCATCTATAAATAATACNTCAAACTTATTTGTAGTTTCTTTTAATAAATAATCTTCAATTAAATCATTAAAGTCTTTAAGTCCTTTTTCTTTTTTAAATCTTTTTAATTCTTCTGATAATAAAAATAATGTATTTCTTTCTATGTCTAATATATTTTTTCTTGAATCATAATATTCTAATAGGTCCATTCGCTTGACAGCTGCAGTATTTATAATAGTAAGATATTCATTATCACAATTAAATGTACCATCCCCATCAGAAAATTTTGCTACCTTAATAGGTATTCCACATTTCTCACCAAACTCTTTGTAGTCTTGACTACCCATCATCTTCTCTCTAGTCATAGCTAATTGATTAAATGCATAAGAATGCAAAGTTCTAAAATAAGTTAGATCATCTTCTACATCTAAGTTAAATTTTTCCGCAGCTCTAGTTGCTGCTTCTGTTGCAGCCTTCTTAGTAAAAGAAAAATAACCTATTTGTTTAGGTCTTATTCCTTGCTGTATGAACTGATCCACTAGGTTTAGCAACGTTGTCGTCTTGCCTGTTCCCGGTGGTCCTAATATTATTGTTTTCATATTTTTTTACTTTACGTTCAAGTATTTTTTTTTTAANTTTAAGTTCTTCATTTTCTTTTTGTANTTCNTCTATCTTTAAACGAAATTTTAAGTGCCAATTAACTCCTATCATTAAAANTTATCTATTTGATATGGCGTTTTAGTAACTGCAGCTTCTGTCTGTTTCATTGTTTTAATTTTAACTAATCTTGGTTGTTGTTTTTTAATACGAACTCTTTCTTCTCCAATAAAATTTTCTAATCTTTTTAATAGATTACCTGTTCTAGTTTTATCTACTTCCCAGTGATTTCGTTTACAGAAATTATAAAAGTCTTCCATTCTAAAATAAGTAAATTCTTTTTTTTCGTCCGTGAAAGGTAGTTTATTAAATATGTCATCCATAGTTCTTGCGGATTGTCTATTTGTAGTCCAATCTTGTAACAGTCCTGTAAGTTCATTTTCTGGATTTAAAGATTCCAATGGTTCTACTTCTTGTAAATCTTGCATCATTGGTTTTAAAAAATGTTGCTTCCAATCTTTTGGTTTTGGTATTGGTACAATTAAATTTGCTTGATCTAAGCAAGCTAATGCAAATAAGTTTGGGCTATAAAGTTGTTCTGATTTTAATTCAATTCTTTTTTTATCTACACTTAAAAACCATTGTGGTGGATTTGATGAATATTTTGTTAAACTTCCAAGGATTGGCATTTCTTCTTCTCCAAAACCTACACCAAATCTTTTAGTTCTACATAAACCAGATTGACAAACAGCATTAATAGGTGCATCTTTACATCTGTATTTGTCATAACCTTTTCTGTTTACTGATTTAATTAATTGTTGAACCTCATTATTACTTAATGGTGGTTCCATAAATTTCATATTAGCTTTTACAATTTCATCTTCCCAAGTATCAGGATTAGATTGTTTATAATATACAGCTACATTAAACAGTGCGTTATTCCTGGACCCTTCACCAAAACCTATGGATGCCAATTTGTTTAAGCAAGGGGGTCCTCCAGGAAATGCTTCTTCTATTTTTTTCTTTTCCGTTTTAATTTGTTCCACCTCTTCGCTTCGAAGAGAAAACTTATCATAGAGCTGATAAAATTCCTCAAGTGTACAACCGGAGCCATTATCGTTGATAGCATAGCGCAGTCCTTTCATATCATTGTAGTAGGGTAAGTTTAAAAAGTTACCAGTGTCCCCACGTTCCACTAGTATCTCTGTTTGTTTTGGAAATATTTCTGAACCTTCATAACCAAGTATGATGGCCATATCTTTTAATTTTGATTGCATCAATGATGCAGGAATGTTTTCTTTGGTAAATAAAAATACGTGAGCACCGCCTGACTTAGAACGGCAAACTATTAAGGGGAGGTTAAGATTTCGTATGCTTTGAATGAGCTTGCTATGATCAAAATTATATTCATCGATATCAATACAACCCCACCTGCAATCATTATTCTCCGTAATAGGGATAATTCCAAGGGCTGCTCCTTCTCCTTCGAGATGATTTTTCCAGAGTTCGTCTGTGACGGTACCACGTACAATAAAAGCTTTTCCTTTTTGCTTTCCATTTTCGCCGCGTTCTCCTGGTTGATATTGTCCATATGCTATAGTTAATCCACTAAATATATTTTTGAATTTATCCATTATCATTTCTCAATTCTTTGTAAAGGGGGAAGTTGCCTTCCCCCATTTTTATTTAGTAAGGAGTTGAATCCTTAGCTTTCTCTTCTACATCAGCTTTTGTTTGAACGTTTCCTTTAGATACATTTCCAGAAAAGTCTTTTGCACTTAAGTACAAAGTCTTATCTGATTGACCTAAAATTCTGTCCTGCGTTACAACCCAGCCATACCAAGAACCTTTGTCGTTCTTTTGTAGTGTTGAGGCTAGATTATAAACAACTCCGTGCATAGGAGGTATAGCAAATCCCCCTTTACCATCAGCAATTTGTATGGTTTTCATCATAGAATTCCATTTTTTACTGACGTTTAATTGAGTTGATTTCATTGTGATCAAAGCAGGAGTAAAACCACCTGACTTTGTCTCAATCATTACATAGTAAGATGCTGTCTCTTCTAGATAATTACCATTAGGTAATCTAATCTTAGAGCCATCTCTCTTACCAGTTGCGATTACCGGACTGTTTGGTAGATGTACAGCCACAGGAGCACCTGGACCATCACCTCTATCAGACCATTCTGGATAATCTTTCTTATAGTAACAAGGAATTATCTTGATACCTTTTTTACCATCAAATAACTCGCTGGTAACAGTATTATAGATCATACCTGGTTTAGCACCTTCTATATACTTTCCATCACCTTCAGTTACCTGCGGTGATAGTTGTCCTAAGATTCTGACAAATGGTAACGCCATATCTTCTTGCGTCATATTCTCAAAACCTTTTGCTGCATCATCACCAAACAAGGCGATTGATCCAGTGTCTTTTTTCATTTTTTCATTACTCATTATTGTTTCTCCATTATTTCCGGGTGATTTTAGTTTTGTCTTTAATCCAAGTATTAAAAACATCAGAAGGCATATCGAGACCGGCCTCGATACGCTCTCTGAATAGAGCAGTTAATGTCATCCAAGCCACATCA